CATAGACTTGAAAACTCATCGTATTCTCCTTCTGTTAGTTATTTTGGTGTAGGAACTTTTAGAAACAATAGCATCGGCAAGCTCATCGGCATTCTTAATAGCAACAGCCCCATTCCTCTTAATGGCATCAACCAATTCAGCATTCTGAAAAGCCAGTTCAAGGGAGGTCTGCTCCTTAGCCATTCGGTACGGCTCATCCATAGAACGGTGGTAGGCAGGAGCAGTGTATCCCTTCATAATCTGCGATGGCAGTGAATCTTCTCGGATAGCCTTCAACACATCCTTGTACTTAGCCGTTTGCTCACGAGTCATCACTGATTCGCCCTCTAAGAGCTTAGCGTAGAACTCGCCTTGCTTCAATCCGTTGTCAGGGCGTTTTTTGTCCCCGCTTTTAATGTCTAATCCGCCTTCGTGGAAGGTCGGCAGTGGTGCGGAGTTTACAGCAGATATCTGAGCTGCGCCCAATCCTACGACAAGTGCCGTCAATACTCCGCCCAATATTGGATTCCCCTTAACATTAGCCCATACATTCATAACGGCCTGTGCTGTATCGAGTGTAATCTTAAATATCGCTGCATCCCTTTCTACCCTTGCCTGCTTCTCTTGAATTTTTTTCAGTTCCTCGTTGTACTCGTTCTCACGAATAAGACCCGCATCAAGCCTCTTTTTAAGTAAATCAGCCTCATAGTCAGATGCTCTTTTAGCCATCTCAACTCTTAAATCATAAAATGACTGCAACGAGCTTAATGCCGTGTCTAATGCAAAGTTCAGGTTATCTAAATCTTGGTCGCCAAGACCAAATATGTTTTGCAGGCCTAAGCCCTGCTCTCGTTTCTTGCCCGATGCAATAATATCTTCTCGAGTTTTCTTTACGGCATTCATATCTATATTTCTGCCTATCTGAGCCTCTCCTGTTACTGGGTCAATGCCCTGAACTTCAGATGCAAAATATTCGGGACTAAGCCTGCCAGAGGCCACCTGCTCATCAAATCTTCTAAGCCGTTCTTGGGTTTCTTGCCTAATCCCCCTTCTTTCCATCCCAACCTTTCCAATAAACGGCTCGTCAATGTAGTCTTGAAGGTCTCTGAAGTATTCCTCATCCTCTTTGCGGGCATCAGAGTACATCTTCTTAATCTCGGTAAGCGTTTTCTGCCTTCTCGACTCAGCAAGTTCTCCGTGAAGTTCATTCTGCTTAATATCCAACTCCATCTGAGCGAGCATAAGCTCCTCATTTAAGCTTAACTCCCTTTTTGACATCACCTCAGAGCCAACAAACTCCTGCTGAACTAATGCTATCTTTTTCTCTATGTAAGCTATCTCTATCTGAGCCAATGCCACATAATGTGATTTTTTCGCATCACGTTCCCTTTTGTCTATTTGAGCGACTCTTTTAGCATATTCTTCAGCATTTATCTCTTTGTTTTTGTAGCTGAGGTCGTTCAACTCCTTTTCTTCATTCAGCCTGTCTAATGTTAATTTCAGGAACTCTTGCTCGTACTCTTTCGTGTCTATCAACTGCTTGTCTAACGAAGCTATGCTTTCGTCTATTTCAGCCTTAGTCCGCTCTTTTGCCTTGTCCTTAGTGTACTCAGTGTACTCGAATCCAAGTTTCCGTAAATTAAGTTGATACTCTCTTTCATTGGCTATCCTTTTTTCAGCACTATCCCTATCATTAAACTGTTGTAGGTTCAATTCGGCTTTTGCAAGGTCTTTCTGAAGCTTTAATAAATTGTCTGAATTTATGTGTTCAATTCCTAACTCATCCTTTCCTTTTTCTCTTAGGAGTTGCTTTTCTTCTTCAACGGCTATTTTTGCTAATTCAGCAAGCCCTTGAAGATACTTTTTCCTTTTTTCAGCCTCTTCTTTGCTCATTTCATCATTTTTGTCTGCTGCCGCTTGCCTAATTGCGTTGTCTTTCAAAATGTAATCTTTTGATAGGCTTAGTAAGTAGTCCAGTTCCCTTTGCTCTTCGGCGGGAAGTTTTCTTTCATACGTTTTGCCTTGAAACACACCGAACTTCATGCCTCTTATTTGAGAGGTTACTCTATTCATTTCGGCAGCCCTTTGCTCATTGTTTAGTTTTTCAAATTTGCCCAAATCTTCCGTAAGCCTTGTCTGAAATTTTGTGGCAGCATTTATTTCCTCTGTGTTGTGTAGCCATGCCAAAAGCTCGGTATTGCCCTTAGCCAATTCCTTGTATATTTTTATGTAGTCGTTGGCGTGTTCTTCTCTGAACTTTTTGCGTTGCTGTTCAGTGGCGATTATTTCTTCCCCAGGCCTAAGTTTAGAAACTCGGCTTAATCTCCGTAATTCTTGCTCTATGTTAATCTCATTTCTTTCTTTTGCAATTCTTAATATGTTTTCGGGCTGAAGATATTTTTCCATACCAACATCCCGAGTTTCCATCGCAAATATATTCCCTGCTCCAGTCCTGGGATTAAATGGGAGTCCTTTAATATAAGATGCTATTTTAGCAAATGAAAGCGCAATGGCCTCATAATAAGCCGCACCCTTGCCGCCATATTCAACAAAAAGTTGAAGGGCATCCATGCTCTCTTTGTCTAAAAGAGGCTTGGTCAGTGCTTCTGTTAAATTAAATGGAGTTGTAGTCCCCTCGCCAACCCTTCGCTTGCCCATCTCATCTTTTTCTCTTTGAATCGCCTTTTCTCTTTCAGAATCGTAGAAAGCAAATGCTCTGTTCGCTCTGTCAAGTTGCTGAGTTACAAATTGTAATGACCTTTTTATTGGCTCTGTATCCAAAAGAGCCGCCTTAAACTGCATCCAAGACATTTCAACCCTTTCAATAGCAGCAGTCAAAGAATCTTTCTTTGCTTCAAGGGCGGGGGAGAACTCCTCTTTAACTACCCTTACAAACTCAGGCAAAACCTCACGAGACAGCACTTTGCCCTGCTCTTGAAGTTTCATAAAGTCCCTTTCTGTTTGAACCAGCTCAGGATGAAGATTCTTGAATGCCTTAAACATCAATGCGCCTGCACCTGGCAACGCCTCGCCCATCTGCCTCCTTAACTCCTCAGCAGCCACAACGCCCTTAGACATCATCTGCTGTAAGGCATAGAAAGCCCTTTGGACTTGAAGGTTGCTCGCGCCAACGGCTCTTAGAGATGCCGCGAAATCTATGAACATCTTTTCAGACTCAACCGTAGTAAAGTTTGCCTGCTGAGCAGCAATATTAAAGGTGGTGAATTGCTCAATAGTAGTCTTAAAGTCAAGTCCAAGGTCTTTAATCGCGCTGGACAGCCTTAAAAATCCTGCCTTACCTCCAGTTTCAGAGCCATATATGAAGTTAATTCGAGATTGTAGAATTTCAAGTTCTGCCAATAAGACTACAAGCTCCTGAGTAAATGCCTTAATAGCACCTATTGCAAAAGCTCCTGCAACAAGATTTCTAAGCTCTCTGAGTGGCGCAGTCATCAGTTGAGTGGACTTTTGAACAGCCGCCGTTCTTTCTGATTCTGCCTTTTGAGTTGCCTTTACCTTTTCTCTTTCTGCTTTTTCGGCAGCAGCAGACCTTTTTCTCTCTTCTTTTTCCGCTTCCCTTGTAGCTCTTTTTTGTTCGGCCTCTCGCTGTTTTGAAGAACGAGATTCAGCGTTAGCTTTTTCTCTTGCTGCCTTTTCTGTTGTCCGAACAGATTGTTGCGCCTTTTTAGCTTCTTCTTTTTCAAGTCTGTTAAGCTCTTTCTCCCACCACCTAACATATTCAGCATCAGCCTTTTTCTTAGCCTCGACCTCGCGTTGTTTGGCCTTCACCCTCTCCTCCCCAAGTTTTAACCTCCGCTTTTGAGATTCGGCAGCAGCCCTATCCATTTCAGCGAGGTGAGCCAACCATAATTTTTTGGTCTCTTGGTCGTATTTCTCTGTTTCTTGGGCAACCTTTCTCCTTCTATTTACATCATCATTGGCAAACTTCTGCCTACGAGCATCGGCATTCTTTTCGTATTCAAGGACATTGGAAAAAAGTTGCTTTATGATACTCTCCGTTTCCTTAGCCCAGTCCCTGTAATTAGATTTAGGCGGGGGTGTGTTGGCAGCTTTCTTTAATGAATTTGAGGCAGTATCAGCAGATTTAGCTACACTATCCGATGCCTTTTTAATATCTTCGAGTGCCTTTTTAGTCGAGGATTGAGATGTCGCTTTCGACATATCATCCAAAGCCATCTTAGTCGAGAAAACAGAGCGACTGAGCGTCTCGTTTATCTTAACCAGTTCATTGAGCTTGCTTTTTAAGTTCTCAATGTTTGCGGTGTACTCTATCTGTATTTTTGCCATGCTTGTCTAACATTTCTTTTTCACGTCGCTGTCTTTCACGAGTGAATTCAAGCAAAGTTAGGACTTTTTCTACGGAAGATTTTTGGTAGGCATTGTACCTTAATATATCGCCATCAGAGCAATATATGATTAACTCCCTGAATTGCTTGTCTTGGTCGTAGAGCTGCCTGCCGAGCGATAGGATTCCGTAATCTCGTTCAGGTGCTTTAGGCGGGCTTGAGACATCTTCAAATAATCTTCCCAATCGGTCTCGAAAGAGTCTAAGTTGGGAAAGAAAAGTTTCAACCCGCCTGAAACGAAAAAATCATACAGCCCCTTGCCCTTGTAATTCTTTCGAAACATCTCAACCTTCTTCTGTTCAAACTCATCATTCCAATCAGCAGGGTCTTGGTCCTCACGAATAAGCATCGTGCCCACAAGCTCCATCATAATTTCAGGGTGAATCAGAATCTTCTTGCGCTCCTTAATCTCACCCAAGAGAAAGCCTATTTTCGATAGCCCCTTAACCTTGTCGGCACTGGTGCTTTCAAAGAGGGCTTTCTCCATAGACTCAATGAATCCATTTAGCTCATCATCACTCACCATCCTCTGCAACTGCAAAACGAAGTCTTGTGCCCTGCCCAGTCTTTCGATAGGCATCTCAAAAATGCTGTCATAGGTGTAAAATCTGTGCCCCTCACATACAAGGGCAAATTTCAAACCCTTCATTTTGTCGGGCTTATAAGTAGAATCCCAAACGAGCTGATTGAACTCAGTAGGAAGCCACTTGTAGAGCAGTTTTGCTATCATGATAACTTTATGAAAATGAAGTTCAAAGGTATGCACATTATACACACAATCGTCATTTCCGTGAGGCTAAAATCGAAATATGGGAGTATGGTTGTTGCAGAGTAGTAGATTGAACCCCAAATGGAAGCCATACACCCTACGCAGTTGTATAGAGGCTTGCTCCATATGCTGCATTCGGGGACTAACTTGGCTAAGAAGGCTCTGAATCTATTTAGAATCATCCCCTCCTCCATTGAAATGTGGGTCGCTACAATCAGTAGGCTAACCACTATGGCTCTCTCAATCAGCATAAAAT